TTTATAAATATATAGTTACACCCAGAGATTACACTGTTATATCGGAAGAGATGGAATATGAGATTGATCACGATATGAAGTATATGATCGAGGATGATTTTTGGTTGAAAGAGTCTAAGGATTGGGAAGATGGAATTCTCAATGAGTATTACACCATTGTAACTGGTAAAAATTACAGAGCAACAATGATTCCTCAAAATGTAACTAACTTGACCATGAGGGTTAAGTATTACTTTAATGGACATAGATATACAGCAATTTCAAATGATATGAATTTCAAACCTGGTAAAAATGAGGATAATTCTATGCACTTTAGTATCCCTTTGAGTAGTGTATGGTTAGTTGATCAGGATGATAAACCTATGCGAAACATTACTGAAAAGGTGAAACGTTATAGCGGTCCAAGGAATGATTTTCATGGAGAGAAAGTGGCACTTGAGCGTTTTTTGTTTTATGATCGGGATGTACTAAGAGATAAATTCCCTAAGATAATACTTTCTAACACGTTGGGTATGAAAAAGGTTATATCAACTTTAAAAGGTTTTACAACTGATCTTCAGATACCTTAGTAGCCAAGTAGAATTTTAGCTCACCAAGGTTTGCAACATTGTATTTTAGAATCAAAAATCTATTTCCTTCTTCCTGTATAATTTGCACAGACGCACACATACTAGACGCCTTTGTAAAGATATTTAAATATTTTAGACTATAGAGACCCGCAATATCAGGACTTTCATCACTACATTCGATGGAAGTTTCCTGATTGGCAAAATCACCATCACATCTTAGTTTTAGAATTTTACCTGTTCTCTTGATTTCAATGTCAGTCCCAATATTAGACATATCACGACAAAGACGTTGAAAGTCGGAAGATGGAAGTGTGGTAATAGTTGTCATATCAATTTTGGGAACTTCAATACGACTTTCATTTATATCCAAGAGTTTAAGTTGAAACTTTGAATTTCTGTTTCGCATTTCACTATCAATTTCTATATTCATATATTCTTTCGATGTAATTTCCATTTTGAGAATATCATTATTTGTGATTGTCTTTAAAAGTTTAAAAGTATTTGAAATGTTAATACCTGCAATGATTTCTTCCTGGTCGCATTGGTATTCTTCAAAATTATCCGCTGCTAGAAACATATCGATCAAAGAGGTTCTTGCTGTGTCCAATGTCACAACATACATTCCGGTTGGTCTAAAATATACATTGACATCATTTAGAATATCCTTCAACACTTCAAATGTCGCTTTAAAGGCTGATGCCTGGATAGTCACTAACTTCATATTTAATTATTAAGCGCGTTACATCTTTAAATCGCTTGTATCATACGCGATACCTTTACTTACTTCTCTATTTATTTTTTCTTCGAGTTCCTTTGTCATTGCTGGCTGCAAAGACTGACCATAATCATCGAGTCGAAACATATCAGATGCTGTTTCACCATTAATACTTGTCATTGAACCCCCAAAACCGCTTACAGACCCATGTTCTATATCCTTCTTTGGCAATAACGAGTCGAGCCAATTTTTAATTTCATTACCCACAAGAAGTTTACCATTTTTGGTTAACATCGTAGGAACACGGCTTATTTTCGCTCTGTACGCCGGTGGTATACCCCGTGTGTTAATATTATGGAATTGTATCATCTGTTTCAACTGAGGAATTTTATCAACGTATGAAACTACTTCCATAGAGTGCTTACATCTAGGACTATAAATTAGCAGAGACATCCTATTATATGTAAGTGGTATTTTCTAAAAATAAATTAACGCGTTATAGTAAATATGAATTACTTGATCGTGCTTCTCGTCATACTATTCTTGATTTTCCTGACAACTACACGTGAAGAATTTACCGAAGTGTTTGGTTTCTCAGGGTACACAAAGCCAGTCGAACCCATAAAACTGAATGACCCCAGACCAGACCTTTCGAAATACAAGAAAGTTGAGGTGAGTGTCGATAACGATATGATGGAAGAATTGGTTCTCCAAGCGAACAAAGAAATTTCGAAGCGTACCAATATTTGCACTTACATAATAGAGACTACTTCTGTACATCAGTATAAGGGTGAGGATAAGGATATATATGAATGTATGTTCATGGCCATAAAGAAGGGTGGGTTTTCATTTGGGTTCTCGATTGTTGCTTCATATGAAGTTGTAAATGGAAAGATTCGTATCATTTCGTTGCGATCACAACCCCTTGGTCGTGAGGTACCAGGCGATGTAAGTGCGTTCACAGATGGTTCCCCTGGTAAAGAATTTCTAGATTATCAGATAGTGAAAGAAGGTGGCATCCCAACCAAAACTGAGTTGATTTCCGTAAAAAATAAATTTGAGTAAATGTAATGATAAGCATCAAGGATGTTGTGAAAATTGACGAAAAACGAAAACAAATCCGAAAGGAGATTTATACAAAAATATATGAACAATTCTCTTCTAAGATCAAGAAATCTGTTGAATATGGTAATAAGGAAATATTTCTACACATTCCACGATTTCTCGTTGGATATCCGATGTTTGACCGAAGCGCTGCAGCCAAATATGTAGCCAGACAATTTAAACTTGGTGGGTTTGATGTTAAGCTTGTGGGTGAATATGATATCTATATTTCTTGGAAAATTACAAAGAAGAAAAAGGAAGTCACCAAAGTAGATGAAGATGAAGATGATTTCCCAAATCTGATAAATCTCAAGAAAATTGCCAATCAATACAGGAGATGATGCGTAAGACTTTAGTATTAATAATATGAAATTAATATAAAACATGTCAGAAAACCTGAATGTTTTATGTGAAGCGAAACGTGAATATTTGGGTCAACTATGCCTTATTATGTGCCCCGGGATGATTGAAGTTTTTCAGGATATGTACAACGAAGCTGTAACCATTTCTAAGGGTCGAAAGGTTCTTGTAATGTTCCAAAAATTACTCAAGGAAGTGCCAAATTGGTCAAATGCGATGTCCAAACGTCATTCTGACAATATAACTGATCGATGTGCCTGGTTTGGGGATCTTTTAGCTGCAGTGTTTGTCGCGTGTACTAAGATTCTTTCGGCTGTTCGACTCAAGTCGGATAATAAGAAGATATCTCTAAAGCTTCCAACCGAAGAAGTGTTTATACAAACATGCTACAACAATATCGCCAAAGACTTATACCGGGATCCGTACATCTTTAGTGAAGAACAAAGTGAATTTACACGAGATGAAATACTCAACAAACGTTTTTCTAATACTATCGAAAACTCTGTAAAAGAACTCATCCCCGTTCAGCAGATTCTCCAGACCTATATGGCTCAAGATAGCCGGGATATTTCTCTCGATGATGAAATCCAGGATGGTGTAGATCCGGATGTATTAGAAGGGGATGATTACCAACCAGAGCCAGAGCCAGAGCTAGAGCCAGAGCCAGAGCCGGAACCTGAGATGGATGCGCCCCAAATGGATCCAGAACCAACTGGTCTCGAAAATGAATTTAAAGTAGTGCCAGGTGTTCAGGCTCCGGATGCTGAAAATGACCCAGAGACTCAGCCTCAGCCCCAGCCCCAGCCCCAGCCTCAGCCCATTTCCGATCCCGTAGAGGATGATGTTTTTTTCGGAGACGCACCTGAGCAGCGTACAAAAAATCCCCGTTATAATTAAATGGAACTATCCGACTATCTCAGAGATCCCGTAAGTGCTGCTCTCATTGGGGCAATACTTACAGCCGGGTATATTCACTTGAAAGCAAACCTGAATAATGAAGGTAAATTAGAACTCAATAAATATACAAAGCCTGCCATTCTCAATGCTATTCTAGTATTCTTTATTGTGTCAGGTGGAATAGGGCAAAAGGAGGCTATTTCTAACGAGCCTTTCTAAACTTAAAGATTATATGTTTATATTAAGAAATGGCTTCCGTTACCGCGTTTAACGACATGATGGGTCAATTTCTTGTGGAATTGCACAAGACTTTTCCAGAGGAAAAGGGCGTTAAGAAAATGATGACTTCTTTCGATGTACTGAAGTCCTCCAATCCACGACTTGTCGTAGATGCTTATATGAAGGGTGTATCTCCATATGCCGATAAGATTTCCAACAAGGATGAATCGTTTTTGCTCCGTGAGATTGAAACCATTGATTTCTTGAAGGATCTGAATATTAAGTCGTATTGGGAGCGTATGAATTCTAATACAAAGGGTGCAACATGGCAGTATCTTCAGACTCTGTACATGCTCGGTACCACGATTACATCTATCCCCGATGACACTCTCAAGATGATTGAAGGTATCGCAAAGGATTGTGCCGATAAAATGCAGGCAGGTGACGAAGGCGCTTTGGACCAAGATGCCCTCATGAAGATGATGGGTAGCATGCTTGGTGGTCTACCAAAAAAATAAACCTCGATATATACTAAATGAAAGTCTGGTTCGAGGATCCTCAGCAGCTCATCAGGGCTGATAAGGTCTCGCAGTTTTGGCCCACAGGAGATCAAACCTCAGAAGATCGTATCAACGCTGCTTCCCGCTTTGTGATTTACGCAAGTACTCTTATTTACTTAATTCGGCGCGATCCCCGTATTTTTGTGTTGGGTCTGACAGTTATAGGTGTTATCTATGTCCTTTATCGGTCTAAAATGATAAAATCGGGTGTTGGGTATACTATAGAAGGTAAGCCTAAATGTCAGGTTCCTACAATGGATAACCCAATGGGTAATGTTCTTATGACAGATTATACAGATGCTCCTAATCGTTTAGAATCCTGTTATTATTCGAGTGTAAAACCCTTCGCGGATAGCTACACAACCGATAAAATTCCAATGGATTCTGGGCGTTCTCGTTCACCTCTACCCAAGTATATGAGAAACGCTGTAGATCGTCAATTCGTGACTAACCCTGTATCTAAAATACCAGGAGATCAAACCGCATTTGCGGAATGGTTATATGGCCCTAAAAATGGACCTATGTGCAAAAGTGATTCTAGGTATTGTAATCCTAATGCTAGAGGTGTACAACTCGAAGCCTTCAGTGGTTTGGGATCCAATGGAGATAAACGTTCCGGTATGCATAGAGGTTCTGGGTTAAGTGCCTGATAGATAAATATTCTTATGTTATAGTAAATGGCTTATCAACTCCAGCCAGGTCTTTCCATAGTTCAGAATACAGGAGCAACTCCAAGTGTTAAGGCGACTGAAGAGGTGTTTGTTTACCCCCAGCCCAGTACCCTTAATTGTGGTGGATGCCGCCCTAATACTATGCTTTATGGAACTGCCCCTTATATGGCAGGTAAAGGTTCACCAGCCCAATACATAGACACTAGCGACGAACTCCGCCCCCAATCTACAACTCGATTCGGTAAGAGTCTCGTTAAAACATATGAGCGTGGTCTGTTCCCACTCACTAATATGGAATGTAAAGTTCCACTCCGCACAATGAGGTATGAACCTTCGAGTACTCGAGCCGAAGTTCAGAATGGTCTCTTTCAACAAAGATACGCCAATAAAAATGTCGACAAGAAGTAAGAATGGCCGATCCCATTTCACTCATGGCTGTGGCCGGTTTAGTATATGCAGGTCGAACCCTGAGTTCTAAGTCTGTACCTCCACCCCAAACTGGAGTTCCAGAACCCCAGGTAGTTAAGGAGCCTATCGAAGTCGAAAATAATAATTTTGAGATACCCCTCGGTGTCCCACAAAAACGGGAGATGGGAAGTTTCGCCGATATAACTTTGCAGCAGCGAAGTGGTGGTCAGGAGGTTCTCAATATGCGCAATCGTCTGTATGATCAAGGTCGTATGAACAACCTATCCCCAATTGAAAAAGAATTAGTTGGTCCAGGTCTTGGTGTGGGTGCCGATACACCGGCCATTGGTGGATTTCAGCAAACTTATCGTGTCAATCCAGTTAATGTTGGTGAGTATCGATTAACCAGCCTTCCCGGGCGTAGTGGCCCCGCCGCAGATGTCACCGGTGGTCGTGCAGCTGTTGTTGGTCAACTTACTCATAATAAACCCGAAACCACCAGTTTTCTCCCTTCACGCTTACCGGCGATGGCTGGACGTGCTCAGGGTATGTCTGGTGTAGTGCCACGCAATGAACACGAAAAGACTAAACGCACCACGAATCGTTCAGAGACGGGGCATCGGGCGGATGGTCTCGGTTATAATGGAGCCAAACGTCACATTTCTGCTCAAACCATGGCACAGGACCCTACGAGGAATAAGAGTGATCGCACCGATGATCAATATAATTACATGAACCATGCTCAACCCGGTATTACAAATTTCAAGGGTGCTTACACAAACAGTGCTGCTGCTCAGGTTAATGGCAAGACAAACGAACAACTTATGAAATATGGTTTCCGTCCCGAAGATCGTAGAGGTAAGCCAAATAGGATGGGTAACGCTGGTCGTATGAATGTTCGTGAGAGTGCCCTCAAGCAAGGTGGTCGTCTCACAACAGTTCGATCTGACACGACACGTGTGGATGGTCGTGTTAACGCGCGATCAGGTGGTTGGACTCAACAATACCAACAAAAGTCATTCCACCAGTTTAACGCTTACAAAGGTAATGCTAACCCCAATACACGGGATCTAGGTATTGCTCAGCGTCAACTCCAGAACAACCCACTCGCTCACAGCCTTTATCAATAATTACACTCATGTACATCGAAAAACAATCATTAAAATATTATACATGTATTTTAATGAAGGTTCATAACCTCACAATTGATAGTAGTCAGCGTGATAGCACTCTTTACCCAGACGCGAATAATTATGTCGTTACTTTAGAAAACCCTATTTATGACGTCGAAGAAATTCGACTCGCATCTGGTTATATTCCCACACCCCAAACACCTTCCCCAAATTCTATTATTTTGAGACTTTCATCTGGTTCTGATGAGTTCAATCAATCCGTATATCTAGGGATGCCAAAAGATATTGATCAAAAGGGTACGCCTCATTATACTGGACATATTCTCCTTGATGGTACAACGAAACTAACGTTTAACGGGTCTGATGACCCTTTCATTCATCGTTTTCATTCGGGATCTCAAAAAATTATAAGTGAATTAGGTCTAGAGTTTTTGTATCTCGATAATGGGAATCTAGAGAGATATGACTTTAATTCTGAAAACCACACTCTAAAATTTGAAATTAAGTGTTCTACAAATAAACTTGAAAACTTGACAAAGTATGTTCAAGAAG